ATGGCACAAGAATCCCGTTTGGTCATTGTTATTGATTCGCAAAATGCTGAACGTAATGCGCGTAATCTAGGCAATGAACTTGTTAGCATTGAACGTAAAGGTGAATTTGCATCTAAGTCTATGGACAGCTTGTCTGTAGCCACCAGAGCTTTAGCTGGACACATGGCTGGTTTATTAACAGTAGGTTCAGCCATTTCAAAGATGGATACATATACTGGATTACAAAATCGCCTTAAGTTAGTCACTAACAATCAAGTTGAACTAAATAAAGCAACGGAAGACACTTTCCGAATTGCTCAAAAAACCTATTCAGCTTGGGATTCTGTGTTACAGGTTTACCAGCGTTTTAGTGATAATGCCAAAACTTTAAACCTCACAATGGATGACACAGCACGTTTAACTGAAACAGTTTCTAAAGCTGTAGCAATTAGTGGTGCAAGCGCAGAAGCTGCTGATGCAGCTTTAGTTCAGTTCGGGCAGGCCTTGGCTAGTGGAACGTTGCGTGGAGAAGAACTTAATTCTGTAATGGAGCAAACCCCAGCACTAGCAAAGGCTATTGCTAAAGGTATGGGTATTACTGTAGGTGAATTACGTTCAGTAGCAGCTGAAGGAAAAATTACTTCACAAGAAATTGTAAAAGCGCTTAGAAATGTAGAATCTGATGTTGATGCTCTTTTTGCTAAAACAGATATCACAATCGGGCAGTCTCTCACACTCCTAAACAACGAGATCACAAAATTTGTTGGCGAAGCAGGTAAGGGAAGTGGTGCGGCACAGGTATTAGCTGGATCAGTTCAAACTCTTGCAAGTAATTTAGATTTAATTGCTGATGGGGCTTTAGTAGTTGGTATTGGATATATCACTCGTGCAATTTTGATGAAGAGCGCTGCTATTAAAGAGGGAATGGCTTCAACTTTAGCGAGCCGCCAAGCATCTGTATTAAATGCTCAAGCAGAATATGCAGAAGCTACCGCTGCTTTGAATGCAGCAAAAGCTCATCTCGCGAATGTGCGAGCAACAAATGCAGAAACCCAAGCTAAATTTGGCGCAACAGCGGCAGCAACTCGATACGCACAAGCACAGGCAGCAGTAACTGCTGCTACAAATGCACAAACAGCAGCTCAAATTAAGCTAAATACTGCAACTTCAATTGCAGGGAGACTAGCTAAAGGGGCGTTTGGATTAATTGGTGGGTGGGCTGGAGTTGCAACATTAGGAGTAATGGGATTAGCGGCAGCCTATTCTTATTTTAATAATAAGGCAGAGGAGGCAAAGCAAAAGCTTGCTGAACAAGCTAAAGTTGCTGAGAAAGCTGATGAGGAGTTAAAAAAATTAACTGGCAATGATAAGGCTAAAGCAGTTAATGATTTAACTACTGCTTTTAATGCACAAAATAAAGCATTAGAGAAATCATCGCGTGCTGTAGGGTCTGCATTAATTGATATCGAGAACTATGCACGAGGAAATAGGGAGGTTGAAAAAATTTCCCAAGAAGCGAGAACTGGAACTATCAGCTATACAGAAGCCATTGAACGTCTAAATAAAATTAAGTTGCCTACAGATCTATATGAAAATCTGAAAAAACAGGCTGCGCAGTATGATGACAATGCATCTAAAGCAAGTTTATCAGCTGAGAAACTTAAATTATTAAGAGTTGAAGTGAAACTTGGAGGTAATGAAGCACAAAATGCGGCAATTCAGCATCAAAAACAAGCGGATGCTTTAGGAAATACTGCTACTGAAGCAGAAAAGGCAACTAAGGCTTTGCAAGATTATCAAGCCAAGCAAAAAGATAGCGTTATTGATTCAATCTATAAATCAGGTTGGCTTGATAAAGGTTACACTGTTGCTCAAGCTAATGCCATTTTAGAACTGCAAAAAGCTAAAGGAATGAGTGCAATTTTGTCTAAAGATGAAATTGATAGCGCACTTAGAAATCTCAAGATCATCGAAGAACAACAGGAGCGAGAAGATAAATTAACTGAAGCTAAAAGAAAGCAGACGCAGGAAATTGAAAAACAAGCAAAACTTACTAAACGCTTGGTCGGTATTTCCGGTCAATCCGGTATTGGTACTGGTCCACATCTTGACGTCCGATATGGTGGCTCATTGTCAGGTCAGAAAGTTTCTAATGAACATCTGGCTCGATTACAGGCGGGAGGAAAACCTTTAACTTCCTACAAGATCAGTTCTAATTATGGTCCACGAAAAGCCCCAACTAAAGGGGCTTCTTCATTTCATAAAGGTATTGATTTTTCAATGCCTGAAGGAACACCAATCACGACCAATGTTGCTGTGAAAGATATCAAGACATGGTATGACAGCAAGGGAGGTGGTTATGTCAGTGAAGTGATCTTTGAGGATGGAGTGTCTCTTAAGCTTCTACATCAATCTCCCAAGATGCAGAGCAAGGTGAAAGGTGGTGCAAGTAAAGGAAGTGATAAAGCAGCTGGTGATATTCAATCTCAACTTGAACGTCAACAGGATTTGCAACGGTCACTTGAAAATGAGGTGGCTAGTGAAGTCGGACGGATTAACAATAATAGAAAGGCAAGACTGGAGGATGTTGATAAAGCAAACTTTAGCCCGGAACGTACTGCAGAAATAAAGGCGGAAATAAATCGTCGTGCAGATAATGATATTGCTATAGCCAAACAAGCCCTTAGAACGAAATTGGAAGACTATAAGGAGTTCCAGAAAACCGAGGAACAGTTACTAGAAGAGTCCTTTAACCGTAAAAAGTTCAATGCAGCTCATGACCTTGAATTAAGTAAGTTTGAGCAGAAGCAAGCTGTTGAATTGCTGGAACAGCAAAAACAGCAAGAGTTAGGGTTATTAAAACTAGCTCAGGAACAGCGGTTGTTTCAAGCCCGTTTATCTCTGCTTTCTGAAACGCAAGCCATGCAGGAACGTTACAGACTCGAACGGGAGGAAATTCTTAAGAATACCAAGCTTTCTATAGAAGAGCGGCAAAAGCTAATCGCATTATCTAAAGCCAATCAGGATAAAGAGACACGCGATAAAGTGAATAATGCTGTTCAAAACTGGGGTGGTATCCAAGCGGATATGAATGGTACCGGAGAATTTTTCAGACAGGATCAGGAACGATTTAGCCGTTTAAATGCTGCAAATGATTTAGCAGATAGTCAATTTGCTGCTACTGATCTTGATGAAAAAAATGGTTTAGATGTTCTAAATGCACACATGGAAGCAGGACTCATCAAGCAACAGGACTTCGAAAACCGGAAAACAGCTATCATTCAAGCTGCTCAGGACCAACGCAATCAGATCGCTGCCGAATATGCTCAGAATGCTCAGGATATTGAAGATAAGTATCACCAAGATCGATTGAATGCTCAAATTGCTCTTGGTGGCCAAATGATGGGTTCACTCACATCGATGTTTGGTTCAATGTTTGGCGAGCAATCAAAAGCATACAAGATCATGTTTGCTGCTGATAAAGCTTATGCCATTGCAGCTGCAGGTATTTCTATTCAGCAAAGTATTGCAAAGGCGGCTAGTGTTGGTTTTCCAGCAAATATCCCATTAATTGCAAGTGCTATTGCACAAGGTGCAAGCATCATTGCAAACATCCGGGCAATTAAAGATCAAGGCTTTGCTGACGGTGGTTACACTGGATCAGGTGGGAAATATCAGCCTGCTGGTATTGTCCATAAAGGAGAGGTGGTCTGGTCCCAAGAAGATATTAAACGCTGGGGCGGTGTTGGCTTAGTCGAGAAAATGCGTAAGAGTGCAAACCCTGAAGCTTTTCTCAATAACAATGCCTTGGCAGATAGTGTCATGCGCCGTGCAATGATGAGCTCTAGTGCCTTTATAGAAAGCCAAAAGCAGGCTGACATCTTTAATCAACCGGTTCAAGATACTCAGATTATCTATAAGGGTAATAGAGACACACCTAAATTAGCTTCTTCTGGAAATTTAGACTTATTCCATGATGGCAAGGTCTACTTCTCATCCAATGGTTTAGTTCAGGATCGTTCAAATCTGGATGATGTTCAGGACTTTACTTTAGGAAGTACTTCACGCCCTCAAGCTGAGATGATGCCTTCAATTGAGCCAGCTTCACCGACAATCAATTTCAAAATTGAAGTGATTAATCAGGTGAGTGGGGCGACAGTTGAAGCCGAACAACTGGACGAGCAAACAGTCCGGATCATTGTTAAAGATGAACTGGATAAGCAGCTTCCAAGAACGGTACCTAAGCTTGTAAGTGATCAAATCGCAAATCCAAACTCAACCATTAGTCGGTCTTTGACTGAGAATACGACAGCGAGAAGAAATCGTACTTAATAATTTGAACCCTTTTCGGAGGGTTCATTTTCATAATATTTAAATTTCAAGGTGATAGAGTCTGTTGGCATTAAAATTGATGGTTAAGACATGAAAAAAATAATTGTAATTTCTACAACACTTTTAGGCCTTACGGGATGTGCCATTCCTGCGGTAAATAATCTCGTAAGATCCACAAATATGTATCAGGATGATGTTTCGGGAAATACTGCAAATTTAAGGGTTTATAGAAGTAATATTCCCATGGTGCAGTTCTATATTACTTATCAAAATAATGAGGGTGAAAAAATTTCAAAAAACCTAATAACTAAGCAGATTTCAAATAATTTAACAAAGTATGGCTCTATGCATGAGCCCAAAAAATTAAATATGCCTAAACCCACAATCAGTTTAAATAATGGTGAAGAGTTTTTTGAGTTTAAAGTACCCGCAAATAAGAAGTTAACTTTCAGGCTTACTTCTGTTATTGGGTCAACTACTATGTATAGTTGTGATGTAAAAATGGACTATCAGTTGGAAAGAAATGGAAATTATGAATTGATCCGTTTAAAACAGATCAAAGATTTTGTGAATCCAGCTTTACTGACTGAACCATCTCAAGATGAAGCCTACTGCAAGTTTGTAGTAAAAGAGATTTTTGAAGATGGTAAAGAAACTATTATTAAATCGATTTCTTAATGTTAAATCGTTTTTGTAATTAATTTAAATATCTAAACCTTATTTCATCAAACCACCTTTCGGGGTGGTTTTTTATTACCTGAAGGAAAGTTATGTACAAGTTAAAGCTAAATCCTCAGACCAGCGGCTATGGCGTAACACCGGGTGATGATGTGAAACGTCAGCAGATGGACGGCGGTCGTGGTCGCTATTACATCGATGTAAAACGTAATAGCCACATTGTTGATGTGAACTGGAATTTAAGTAAAACCGATTTCAATAAAATGATGGCTTTCTGGCGGATCTATCAGAATAAGCCAGCTTCATTCTATGCGGATTTGGTCATAGACCAAGGAACACGTCAGCAATACCAATGCAATTTCATTCCGAACTCGTTCAAGACCAATGAAGTGAATGGCAACCTTTACCGGGTAAATGCACAGCTCGAAGTTGTTCAAAACCAGCCTAACCTTACGGCCGATATAGCTTTGATTAAGGATTGGGAGGTCTAATGGATAACGAATACGCCAAGTTCTTTTTCAATCGTAAAGTCGATGTTTATCAACTGGAATGTATTGAGCTTTCTCATCCTTCCTTTATGAACATATACCGAATAGTTCGTAATGATGATCGTGGGGTGTATGTACAACATAAGGAAGGATCCGGTCAGGTCTATTATGAATTTTTGCCAGCATCTATTCAAAGATCCGGAATGCTGGGTGATCTGGACCAGACATTAACCGTTTCTATCTCTGGTCTAGGTGATGTGATGCCAGATGAGTTTGAACGGGTAATCGAAGGGCAATATCCAGATGTAAAGCCAACCGTAAATTACCGGATTTACAGTTCAGACAATCTGAACTCTCCAATGTTTTATTTACTTGGACTGCAACTCTCCAGTGTTGCCATGAACCATAAAGCTGTGACGTTCAAAGCTGAATCTCCACGATTAAATACCGCTAAAACTGGAGATATCTTTGCACTAGACCGCTTTACTGGTCTCAAGGGGGCTATATGAAAAGTCATGATCATTTGCTTGATAGACAATATGACGAGGAAAACTACAACTGTGTTCATTTTGCTCATGAAGCTGCATTGGATCTATATGATATTGATCGAGGAGAGGCGCTTGAGTTTTTTATGAAGCCCGTCAAAGAGAAGGTATTTCTGCCATCAAGATTGAAGTTACTAAATCCATTGCCCATGCCCAAGGAAGGCTGCATAGTCGCCTTTCACTCTAGATACCGAAACAAGCCCCCACATGTGGGGCTTTTTCGTTTGGGGCGTATTTTGCATTTGCAGGAATCAGGCGTTTCATGGATGCCAATTCAAGTCGTTCAAGCATTTGGATTTAATCGTGTGAGTTTCTATGATTAAGATTATTTATAAACAAGACCCTTTATCCGAAGACAAAACAATTGAACATGCTGAAACTTTGGGTCAATGGCTTACTTCAAAATATGACCATATGCCTGAGCATGTCCGTATTTTTCATACCATAAGCAATATGGATCATGCGGAAATTTCATTTGCGAATGAAGTCACACCGAAGAATGCATATGAATTAAAGCAGCTCGATTTCTTGCCAGGCACTTTCATTGTAATTGAGAATCCCAAGGGTATAGACCCCATAACTCTAGCTTGGATAGCGGTTGCTTCTATAGTTATGGGTGTGGCTGTTGCATTATTAATGCCTGTGCCCTCAATTACCCAAACCAACCAGAATAACAATCAATCCTCGTCTGCAAATAACGAATTATCAAACCGTGAAAATAAAACTCGCGTAAATGGTCGTATCGCAGATATTTATGGTGCCGCTCACGATACCCCTGATCTGATTACTGTGCCTTACAAGGTATATGAAAACAATGTCGAAGTAGAGCATGTTGTTGGTTGTATTGGTCGTGGTCACTATAAAATTAACGGTGCATATGACGGTGAAACCAACATTGTTGATATTGCCGGCGCATCGGTAGAAGTCTTTCGACCGGGTGTCGATATTGTCTCGGGTGAGCCATATTTCTCGCTTGGTACCGAAATTAC